CCCAGCGCCGAATGCGAGACAGGCGAGCGGCTGCTACGCGCCTACGAGGCGGCCACGCGGCAGGCCCGGTCGGCGGAAGCCATGTGAGCCACCGCCGACCCGCACAGAAAAGCCCTGCGCCCCGGCCGGGGCGGGACTTCACACGGACGGACGCCCAGGCGCCCGTACTCAGGAGGTAAAACCGTGACTGTCGAGAACAAGCACAAGGGTGATCCCGCCCCGATCAAGCCGTGGACGCCCCCGCCGCCGCCCCCGCCGGACGGCACACCACCCCCGAAAGGGAAGTGAGGGCCCATGCACGAGGACTGGCGACCACGTCACACGGCACTGCTGGAAGCCCTCGCCGCGTCCGGTGAACTGCCGCACGCATGGCACTCGGCCTTTGACGCTGTCCCGCGCCACCACTTCATCCCCGGCGACATCTGGGAACAGCGGGGCACCTGCGTCCCCGTCACCACGGACGCGGCCTGGTGGGACCTCGTCCACCGGGATGTGCCGATCGTGACGCAGGTGGACGACGGGCAGAGCGACGGCCCGGGAATCGCGACCTCGTCCAACTCCATGCCCACGATGGTGGCGCGCATGCTCACCGCGCTCGAGGTCGCGGACGGGCAGCGGGTGTTGGAGATCGGCACCGGCAGCGGCTGGAACGCCGCACTCCTCGCCGCGCGTCTGGGGAGCGGGAACGTCACCACCGTCGAAGTCGATCCGGTGCTGGCGGAGAAGGCCGCGAAGGCCATCAAGGAGGCGGGATACAGCCCTGACGTCGTGTGGGGCGACGGCGCACAGGGGTGGGAATCCGGGGCGCCGTACGACCGGATCATCGCGACCTGTTCGGTGCGCCGCATCCCCCACGCATGGGTGCGGCAGACCACGCCGGGCGGGCTCATCCTCGCCCCGCTGGCGGGGGACTTCTGGTCCGGGACGTTGGTACGGCTCGACGTCGGGGGCGACGGGTTGGCCACCGGCCGGTTCGTCGGCGGCGCCCGGTTCATGCCGATGCGCTCGGAGCGCCCCGGCCCGGACCTCCCGGTGGACAGTGGAACCGGGCGGCGCGGCAGCACCGGCCCGCTTCCCGCCGACACCATGACCGGCCTCGGCTTCGCGCTCTACGCAGGCGCGAAACTGCCGGGCGTGGTCATGGCCGACGGAGCACCGGAGAGCAGGTATCGGATCTGGCTGCACGATCGAAACGGGTCGGCGGCCACGGTCACCGACGAGGAGGTGTGGCAGTACGGCCCACGCCAGTTGTGGGAGGAGGCCACCGCCGTGCACACGGCATACGTGAACGACGGCAGCCCGGACTCCGGCGAGTTCGGGCTGACCGTGTCCCCCGGCGGACAGCGGCTCTGGCTCCGCTCACCTGACGCACCCGTCGGCTGACGGACGAATGCTGACGGACGAATGAGGGGGCGGCACCTCCGCACAAGGTGCCGCCCCCTTTGGGCTGACCTGCATCGAGCCCGAAGCTACGGACCGATAGGGCACTTTGAGGGCACAGGCGCCAGGATTCCCTCCATCAGGTCGGCCGTGTTGTCCTCGTCGTCCTCCCACAGATGGACGTAGTAGTCCAACGTGATCGATGGCTTAGCGTGACCGAGGAGCCGCTGCACCTTCTTCACCGTGGCCCCGTTCCGGATGAGGACGGAAGCATAGAAGTGGCGAAGGTCGTGCAGTGTCGTACCCGGAGGGACACGCAGCGGCGACCCCCACTCCTCCAGCAGCCGGTCCGCGCGCTTCACGATGCGGGCCCATAGCTTCGCCCAGGATCCCCGGCGGACCGGAGCGCCGGCCTCGCTCAGGAACAGCAGCTTGGCGTAACGCCACACAGGCTTACGCGGATCCGTGCGGTCCTCGATCCACACCTCGCGGGGCGGGCGCAGCTCCCGGTGCACCTTGATGGCGGCGACGGTCGACGGCGGCAGCGGCTGGGTGCGGTAGCTCTTGTCAGTCTTCGGGAGGCCGAGGTACGGCACACCCTTGTCCGGGCCCACCAACTGCTGGTCGATCGTCACCGTCATGGTGTCCAGGTTGACGTGATGGTCCTCCAGTCCGAACACCTCACCGCCGCGCAGCCCCGTCGAGGCGTCCAGGTGGATCGGTGCCCGGTAGCATCCGCCCGCCGCCTCAATGAGCGCCTGCACCACCAACGGTTCAAGGGGCACGATCTCGTCGTGCCGAATCTCCGGCAGATCGATGCCGCGGCACGGATTGGCCGTGATGATTCCGTCGATCGCCGCGTCCGCCATGATGCCCGCGAGCGCGTTGTACGGAGTCCGCAGACTGATCGGCTCCAGCACCTGTGAGCGGTTCTTCACCCAGGCCCGGATGTCCGACCGCTTGATGCTCCCGATCGGCATCTTCCCCAGGATCGGATAGACGTGCAGCCGCAGCGCCCGCTCGACGTTCGAGTCGGTGCGCTCCCGATGGATCGACGACTCTCGCCACCGCTCGGCAACCGACCGGAAGTCCTCGCGCTGTGTCGCCCGCTCGACGAACGTGCCGGTGTCCAGGGCGTGCGCTACCTGGTTCGCGCGCTTCTTCGCGTTCGCCTGCTTCTCGAAGTTCTCTTTCTCCTGCTTGCCAGTCGGCGTCCGATAGCGCACCTGCCAGCGCTTCCCCATACCGTGCTCGGCGCTCGGCACCAGCAGTTGCCCGGCGGCCTGATGCTCGCCGCACGGCTCGGCACCAGCTGGCGGCCGAGCCAGATGCCACCGATCGACTACCTTCGCCACCCTGCCCTCCGTCCTCAGGTGCGCCATACCCGGCGCATCTCGCGTTCTGCCCCAAGTGTGCAGGTAACGGGCACGCATACGTACCCTTCAAGGACGAAGGCCGGACCTGATTCGAGCGGGTCCGGCCTTCGCTGCACTCAGTTCCCTGAAGGAAGTCAGTCCTCCCGGTCGAACCGTTCGTGGGCTCGCTCCGCCCCACGCTCAAGCCGGCGGTATCGCTTCTGGTTCTCCTGGTCCACCCGCTTCTCGCGACGCCAACTGGTAACGGCGCGCGTCACCAATTGCTGGATCTGCTCCTCGGTGAGCCCCTCATCCAGTGCGTCCTTCACCGCGTGGTCAACGTCCGTCATCGCCTCCTGCACACCCTCGGCATGCCCGAGCGTCAGCCGATTTGGAGGCAATGCATTCTCCGCCCGGAACCTGGCTTCCGCTTCTTGGTGATCACCAAAGCGAACGGAGTTTTCATCCGACAGTCGCCAGATCTCCCCGAGGGGAAACTCTCCGAGCGCCCAGCTCCAGACTTCCCACGGCTCCAGGGCGAGCTCTGGCAACAAACGCAGGAACCGGACGTCCGAGCCGGAGACCTCCTCTACCTCGTAGAGCTCGTCATTGTCGGGGCGCTCGACAGCTCCTGGAGGCGGGCCAAGCAGCAGCCTGGTCGGCGTCACCTCCAGCGCCACGGCCAGGGCCATGAGGTCATCGACATCGATCCGCCGCTGAGCTTGCTCAAGTTTGGTGATGCCCGACGGGAGGATCGGCCGGCCGAGCTTGGACAGACGCTGGGACAGCTCCCGCACTGGGATGCGGCCCCTAAGCCTGGCCACCTCCTTCGCTACGCGCTGGCCTACTACGCCGAGCCTTGATGATGTTTCCATAACGGGAACGGTAGTTGCTACTTGACGAACACGCAACGCTTGCCGCAGTCTGTTCCCATCTTCCAACGTTATGTTTCCAGAAAGGAAACAGCATGGGGTCTACCCAAGCTGCCCAGAACAGCAGGCGCCCCCTCGCCACACCGGACGAACTGGCCGTCTACCTGGGCGTTTCGAAAGCGACCATCTACCAGTGGTCCTCGCGAGGCGGCGGAGTGCCGCTGATCCGCGTCGGCCGCCACCTCCGCGCCCGCTGGACCGACGTCGACGCCTGGCTGCAGCAGCAGGTGGAGCAGAAGACCCGAGCCTGAACCACTCAGGGAGCTGCTGGGGGCAGCGCCCGACCGAGTAGAAGCCGCAGCCCACGGCCCTCGCAGAAACGAGCCAGCCATGACAGCCACACACAACGAGGAAGGCACCACCGGCCGAGTCCCCCGCAGCCCACTTGGCCAGTGGCCCATCCCCCGCACCGAACTCCCCTCACAGGAAGACGACATCCGCGCCCGCTACAACCACGAGCGCGCACGCTTCCACCTCACCCTCGGCGCCATACGCGCCGACCTCGAAGAGCAGCCCAGCCCCAGCCAAGTCCGCGCGGCGAGCCGCCGCTGGATCGAAGCCATCGCGCAGATGACCGACGAGGCGGCCAGGGCTGCACAGCGCAAGGGTGCCCAGAGTGCCCCTCTCCCCCCACGCGAACACCTGATCCAGCTCGACGAAGAGAGCCGTTCGTGAAGAGCACAACCGGGCTGAAGCCCCAATCGATTCGCGTGGTCCGCCACCGTCAGCTCGCTTGTGTCGCCGGAAGGAGCGCCGCATGAGAAATGCCTACCTGCGCGTTGCTTCGGCGCTGGAGGAACACGGCAGCAAGGGACGCGGTACCTCCTGGCAATGCATCGCCCACGAAGACCGGAGCCCCTCACTGTCCCTGCGTGAGGGCGAGAAGGGTGTGGCGCTCAAGTGCCATGCAGGATGCGCCACCGAAGACGTGGTCAGCGCACTGGGTCTCACCATGGCGGACCTCTTCGATGAGCCCCTGGAGAATCGCCAGCGCCCGCAGGTCGTGGCCGAGTATCCGTACACCGACGAGCAGGGCGAAGTCCTCTTCGTCGTGCGACGGCTGGAGCCCGGATACGACGGCGACCGGAAGACGTTCCGGCAGTTCCGGCCGGACGGGACCCCGGGCACCAAGGGCATCCGGCGCGTCCTCTACCGGCTCCCCCAAGTCCTCGCCGAAGCGGCGGCTGGCGGAACCGTCCTCGTCGTGGAAGGCGAGAAGGATGTCGACACCCTTGCCCATCTCCACGTGGTCGCCACCTGCAATGTGGGCGGCGCGGGGAAGTGGAGCGACAACTACACGGCGAGCCTCCGCGGCGCGTCCAACGTCATCGTCATCGCCGACCGCGACGAGCCCGGCCGCAAGCACGCCGAGACCGTCTACCGGTCCGTCATGGCAGCAGGCATCCCGGTGCAGATCCTCGAGGCCGCCAAGGGCAAGGACGTGTCCGACCACCTCGCCGCAGGGCTGGACTATGACGCACTGCGCACCCCCGAATGGCATCCCACAAATCCCGGAACTCAGAGCGCGTCCCAAGATGCGGACTCGGAGGATGGTTCTGGGAGTTCTGGGACGCATTCCGGGACGCCCGCTTGGGAGGAACCCGTCTCCCTCGACAGGCGGGCCCTGCCGCCGTTCCCCCTGGACGCCCTCGGCCCGCTCGCCCCGTTCGTCAACGCGACCGCCGAGAGCCTCCAGGTCCCTCCCGACATGGTGGCGTTCGCCTGCCTGGCGACGATCTCCACCGCGACGGGCGGGCGCCGCAAAATCCAGGTGAAGCACGGATGGAGCGAGTCGACCGCCCTCTACCTCACCGCGCTCGCCGACTCGTCCGAGAAGAAGACGCCCGCGCTCAACGCCGCATGCGATCCGCTGCGCGACATTGAGACCGAGCTGATCGAGGCCGCTCGGCCAGAGGTGGAGGAGACGCGGCAGGAGATCCGCATCACCGAGCGGGCGATGGAGGCCGCCGAGAAGATCGCGGGTGGTGGTGGCGGCAAGTCGGCCGATCGCGAGGAGGCCAAGGCCGACGCCGAGGCGGCCCGGGAGAAGCTGCTGGAGCTGGGCGAGAACCCGGCTCTTCCCCTGATCCTGGTCCGGGACATCACGCTTGAGGCCCTCGCGCTGCGTATGGCGGAGCAAGGCGGGCGCCTCGGTTCCCTCGCTTCCGAGGGGGGACTGTTCAAGATCGCGGCCGGTCTGTACGGCAACAACGGCAAGGCCAACACTGACCTCCTGCTGGAGGCGTACACGGGCGGCCCGTACAGCATCGAGCGCATCGGCCGCCCCGATCGGCGCATGCCCTCCACGTTCCTGTCCCTCGGGATGATCATTCAGCCGGGCATGGTCGCCGGGCTGGAGAAGAAGAACCCCGAGTTCCGGCAGTCCGGGTTCCTTGGCCGCTTCCTGTACGCCAAGCCGGCGCCCACCGAGTACGACACCTTCGACACTCCCGAGGTGCCGTTCGCCGTGGCGGACGAGTACGCCCAGCGCATCCGCGCCCTCGTCGGCAAGGTGTGGAACACCAAGGACGTCGTGATGATGCGGCTGTCGCCCGAGGCCCGCGCCGAGTTCGGCCGCTTCTATGACGCCTTCGCTCAGCGCCGGAAGCCTGGCGGTGATCTGCACGACATTGCCGACTGGGCGGGCAAGCTCCGCGGGCAGCTCATCCGCATCGCCGCCTGCATCACGCTGTTCGAGGACCCGCAGGCGCAGGAGATCAGCCTCGACCGCGTCCAGGCCGCTATCTCCATGGCCCCCTACTTCATCTCGCACGCCCGAGCCGTGTTCGACCTCATGGGCAAGGACCGGGAAGGCGCCCTCAGGCCGCTCCGCGACCTCCTCTCCTGGCTTCGCAGCCGCCCGGACCCGGGCGCCGACTTCTCCGCGCGTGACGCCTGGCAGGCCCTCAAGGGCCGCGAGTGGGCGGAAGACATGGACACCATGAACGGCGTGCTGAAGGACATGGAGCAGCACGGATGGATCGCCTACCGCCCCATGCCCGACTCGGGCAAGCCTGGCCGCAAGCCGTCCTCGCGCTTCGACGTGCACCCCTGGGTCGCAAGCCCGCCAGTGCATCCCACAAATCCCACAACCCACCCGTGAGCCCACTGTCCGAGATGCTTCCGCAGTTCTGGGAGTTCTGGGACGCGATTCGCACTGGACGCATATTGAAGGAGAGCCGCATGATCCCCGCGACGCAGCCCCACAAGGCCCACTACAAGCACCAGACCGACGGCCCCGACGGCAAACCCCAGGTCCACTACTCCACCAAGCCCGTCATCGCCTGGGACGGCGACGGCGCTGCACTCGTCGCCGACGAAAGTGGTCGACTCCGACCCGCCTACGACTGGTCCAACTTCCACCATGTGGCGCCTGCCAAGGGACCTGTCGTCGCCGCCCTCCCCGGAGACGGCTGGCGATCCGAGTTCACCTTCGAGGGCTCCCTGCACTCCTGGCCCATCGCCGCGTGGCTCGTCCGAGACGACGGCGAATGCGAGCCGGCGACCGTCGACAGGGACGGCTTGATCACTGACCCCACTACGGCCGGCAACTTCACCCGCCTCTTCCACCCCGACGAGGAGGTCGAGTCCGGTGAACGTGAATGACGTGGTGGCCGAGCGGATAGCCGCCGCCCGTCGCCGCATCGAGGCGGCCAGGCAGCGGCGGGCCACCCTCGCCGCCGCCCGCCAACGCGGCCTCGCCCAACGGCACGCCGCCAAGCTCCGCAACCTCGAAGCCTCCCGGCAGCGGGAAGCTTCCCAACCCACCGAGGAGAACCAGTGACCACCGTTGCCACCGTCCGAGACACCGGCCAGCTCGACGACATCACCGCGGCCGACATCGCCAACCTGTGGAACGCCGCCTACCCCACCATGCGAACGATCCTCACCGCCTCCATCAACGAACTCCGCGACAGGATCCGCCGCGAGGGATGGGCCCAGGACAACCTGCTCAACTCCGACGGGGGATCCGACCGCGACCTCGGCGCCAAGGTCGCGCGGCTGGAGAACCTGCGGTGCAGCCTTGGCCAGCTCGACCGCGGCACCTACCGCGGATGCACCCGCAGTCCCGGAGGCTTCAGCGCCATTCACGCCTACTGGGCGGTGCGAGACGTCCTCATCGCCACCTCCATCAACGACCGCGACCTCGCCGCCGTGTACGAGCTGGCCGCCATCCTTTCCCGCACCTCCGACGCCCGGCAGCGCGAGCTGGCTGCACGGCGCAGCGGCTGACCCGCACAACAACGGCCGGGCCCGCGGACATCGGGCCCGGCCACCCACCCAGCATCCCGCAGTTGCGAGGTCCCCGCGGGACCTAACAAACCCGAAGGAGCCCGCCATGGCCACCAACGACCTCACCGAAGCCGAGGCCACGGGCCCTGTCGGCTACATCGCCCTGTGCCTCGCCCACGTCCGCACCGGCCACGCCATCACCGAACTCGACACCGGCCTGGTCATGTACGTGCCCCCCACGCAGGCCGACGTCGACAACGCCCGCCACATGGCTGAAGTCCTAGCCCGCACCGCCTGATCAAACCCCTGTCCCCCCAAACCGAATTGAAGGAGACCGCCTGATGTCTGGCGAGACCGTCATCACCCTGATCGGCAACCTGGTCGACGATCCCGAGTTGCGTTTCACCCCGTCCGGTGCGGCGGTCGCGAAGTTCCGCGTGGCGTCGACACCCCGCACCTTCAACAAGACGACGAATGCTTGGGAGGACGGCGAGAGCCTCTTCCTCACGTGCTCGGTGTGGCGGCAGGCGGCCGAGCATGTGGCCGAGTCCCTCGCCCGCGGCATGCGCGTCATCGTGCAGGGACGCCTGAAGCAGCGGTCCTACGAGGACCGCGAGGGCGTGAAGCGCACCGTGTACGAGCTCGACGTCGACGAGGTCGGCCCGTCCCTGCGCAACGCCACGGCGAAGGTCACCAAGGCCACCGGCAACGGTAGCCAGCAGCAGGGCCAGGCCGACCCGTGGGCCGGCGCCAAGCCCGCCGCGCCCAACGGCCAGGCCCAGGGCGGCGGGTGGTCAACCACCCAGCAGCAGCCCGCGCCCGCCAGCAATGGCGACTCCGAGCCCCCGTTCTGATCAAGCACCGTGAGGTGGTCAGCCTGACCACCTCACCGGCAGGAAGGACCCGTCATGACCGAGAACGAGATCCGGTGGCTGGCGTTGGGCTTCACGCTCGGCCTGTACGTGATGCTGGCGGCGCAGATCCTCGGCGGCATGCTCGACGACCGCCGCGACCGGAAGGCCCTCCGGGCAGCCGAGACGAGGTACGCACTGGTGCGTACCCCTGGCGGTGACCAGCATGAGTGAGTGCCTGCTGTGCGAGAGACCGTACCGAGACGGCCGACTGTGCCCCGGCTGTACGCGGGGGACAGCCGAGCGCCTCGGCCGCATGCCGAGCCTGTACGGGGCGCTCGCCGCGTTCCTGCAGCCCTCTGCGGGCAGAGGGCAGGGGCGCCGCGTGCGGGCCGTAGAGGCACCTCTGCCAGTCTCTGAGCCCGTGCTGACCCTTCGGGGCCCCGGCGGCATCGTCGGCGTCCTGGAGGACTGGCGCAGCGTCCTGCATGCCGATCTCGGCTGGACCGAGCCCGAGCCCCGCGGCGCCATCCACGAGCGGGTGGCAGAGGCGGCAGCCCGGCTGACCGACAACGTCCTGTGGATCGCGTCCAGCTGGCCACTGGCCGGCGCCTTCGCCGAAGAACTCCGCGATCTCGAACGGTCGGCGCTGTCGATCGTCAGCCCGCCCGAGAAGACCCGCCGGATCGGCCAGTGCCCGACCCTGCAGAGCGACGGCACCCGCTGCGGCGCCGTCCTCCGCGCCCCGCACGGCGTCACCCAGGTCAGCTGCCCTTGGTGTCGCCCCACGCATCCCCTCCACACCTGGTACGCGATCGTGCGTGCGGACCAGGCAGAGCAACGGGCATCCTGACGGATGTCGCAGGAAGAGGCCCCACCCGGTCCGCCGGGTGGGGCCTCTTTGTGCGTCCGTGCGCCCTTGCAGTTGGCCGCCCAACGGCGGGACCCTACGGGCACCACGACGAGGAGGCGCACCGTGATTCTGTCCGAATGCGATCACCAGTGGGTTGGATGGAGTGGCAAGCTCCGCTGCCGGAAGTGCGGCGCCACTCAGTGACTCGCACGCTCTGGGCCGAGCTGCCCGTCGATGTTCGCGCCGCCGTCACTGCCCACACCGGGCCCGTCACGGCGGCGCTCGACGTGCCGCACGGCTACAACTGCACCCACGCCAGCATCCTGACCACAGCCGCCGGGGACGTCTTCGTCAAAGCGGCGCCCGCTGCCGAGGCTGCCGCCTTCCACGACCGGGAGGAGGTGGCCGCGCCCTTCACCGCAGGCATTGGCCCCCGGCTCCGTCAGCGTGCCCGTCGCGGGGCGTGGGATGTGCTCGCCTTCGACGCTGTTCCGGCCGCACGGCATGCCCACCTCGCCCCGGGCTCGGCGGACTGCGCCGTGCTCGCCGGGCTACTCCAGGCCAGCACCACCCGAACGGCCCCCGGCAACGTGCCCCCATGGACCAGCCGCTGGGCCGAGCACGCCACACCCAGCGAGGCCGCCCTGCTCGACGGCCGCACGCTGGTGCACGGGGACATCAACCCGCACAACGTGCTCCTCTCCGCCGGCCGGGCGTGGCTCGTCGATTGGGCGGCTGCCTGCCGAGGGCCCGCCTGGGCGGACGTCGCCGAGGCTGCGATCCGGCTGATGGAGGAGGAGCACACGGCGCGGGACGCGCACGCCTGGGCCTCCCGCATCCCGGCCTGGCGGGACGCCGACCCCGCAGCCGTCACTGTGTGGGCTGATGTCTGCTGCCGGGCGTGGGAAGCTCGCATCGGCCCCGCGGATGCAGCATCGTCCAATGCCCGCCACCAGGCCCTCGCCGCCGAAGCCGCGTCAGCGGTCGCACACTGACGGCACAACACGGTAGGCCCCACCCTCACGGGTGGGGCCTACTTCGTGCCTGGGGTCAGCCTCCGTTGTACTGCCAGCTGCTGCCGGTGCCGCGGTACTCCGAAACCGGGATCGGGTCGACGCCTTCTCGCATGCGGGCCCGGTACAGCAGGCCGTGCAGGTGGTCGACCTCGTGGGCGACGAGCCGCGCCATGCCCCGCTCGAAGATGGTGATGCGCTGCTGGCCGTCGATGTCCTGATGCTCGACGCTGATCGCCAGCGGGCGGGGCACCTTGCCGCGCACGTCGAAGAACGACAGGCACCCCTCGTACTGCTCGTCAGCCTCGGGGGATTCCTCGACAATCCGGGGGTTGAGCAGCGTCAGCGTCTCGCCTTCGGGGGTGCGGACGATCGCGGCGGCCCGGTCGATGCCGATCTGAGGGGCGGCTACCCCCATGCCCTTGCCGAAGACGTGCACGGTGGCGGCGCGTTCGGCTGCCGAGATGAGCTCGGCGACGACGCGGCGTGCGTCCTCGGCTTCGTCGGGCAGGGCGAATGGGCGGGCGGTCTTGGTCAGGATGGGGTCACCTTCCTGGACCATGCCGATGTCGCGCATCCTCTCGCTGGCTGTGGCGGTCATGGCCTGCTTGGTCTCCTTGGTCCTTGGGTCGTTGCGGAACTTCCATTCGAGCCGATAGCGGGCGTGCAGGGGCGGATCCTCGGTACTCCACGCGAAGACGCGCCGCCCGTCCTCCTCCGTCTGCCGTATGGCTGTTCGGAACGGGAGGGCCGCGGCGGTCATCGTGGTCTCGGTGCCCCACACCACGGGGTCAAGGGCGGCCGGGAAGTCGAGGCGCACCGAGAGCCGCTGTGTCGGCAGCCGTACCGCGCGCTGAAACCAACTGCCCCACTTGTCGTCGCCGACGGTATAGCTGTACTCCAGCCAGACAGACTCGCCCGGATAGAGCGGGTAGCGGCCGTGCTCGTTCTCGAACAACAGCCAGAGTTCCTTGAACGCGTCGCGGTCGTGCTGGACGCGCCAGCCGATCGGCTCACCGCTGACGCTGGCACTCAGGTTGATCTCTTCCCAGGTGAGCGGGTTCTCGCGGTAGTGCTGGTTCGATCGTTCCGGGTTGCCCGGGTAGCGGTCGACGGACACGCGGACGAGGTAGCGGGTCACCGGGTCCGGGCTGTCGTTGTAGAGGCGCCGGCGCTGGGTGGCCCGGTAGGTGTGCCCGTCGTAGTACAGCGAGGTGTCTTCGTGCTCGACGGTGAGGTTGGCCGCGTGGGGCTCGCCTGCCGAGCCGTCGGCGGGCTGGTGGTGCGTCACCGGGTCTCGGCGGTGATGGGTCTCGAGGTCGGCGAAGGCCCGGCGGATGGCGCCCCCGGCTCGGAGCGCCGTGTCCGCCGCGTCAGCGAAGGCTGCAGAGGGCCGCTGCTGGCCGCTCTCCACCTTGGACACGTAGGAGGGCGTGTATCCGACCGGCTTGGCCAGGGCGGACTGTGACACCCCTCGGACGTCGCGCCAGCGCTTCAGCTCCGCGATGAAGCCTTCGGCCGGGTGCTGATCGGTGGGCATCGTGCGACTCCCGCCTGTGAATACGAATGAGCTGTGAGTGAGCGGCTCTCATCATGTCGGCACACCCCTGCACGGCGCTTTCCTCGAATGGATCAGTTCCAGCGATCAGGAACGGAGGGCGCCGTGCGTGCATCACGACGGCTCGCGATCCGGGGTCGGAGTCGACCAAGGGCCAGCAGCTGGCCGGTCGGGCATCTTGGCGCCCGGTCGTCGCATGTACCAGCGCATGAACTCGCGGAGGACTTGCGCACGTGGGCTACGCCCCGCCTCGGGATGGGCGGCGCGAGCGGCATCACCGAACGGGAACCACTCGTCGTCAGGGGCTCGGAATCTGCGTGGCGTGTCGTACTTGTTGTCGTCAGTGGTCTCGGGCGTCATGCCCTGAGGATACTGACTTGTGGCCACAACCAGCAATGTTCGGTCAGCCACTCTCGTTGCTACAAGATTCTTTGCCGCATGACTTGCGCTGTAGCAACAAGCAGGTCTAGCTTCGTTGCTACAAGGCGGCCCCCGCTGGTGCTACCAACACCAAACGAGGGCCTAGGTCAGACCCTTCTGTCACAAGGAGTCCAACCGTGAGCTCTACCGTACCCAACCACCTCAGCCAGGTCACTGCCGCGAAGGTGCGTGCCGCACTGCCGGGCATCCCCCAGCAGCCGGCCCGCGAAGCGGCCGACCGGAGCGACGCTCCGACCCTGAGCCCGGCGCTCGTCCAGGGCCAGACGATCTACATCGAGTGCCCCGACTACTGCCAGGCCGACCACATGGCCGAGGACATCGCGTTCATCGGCGACATCGACCACGGCACCATGCCCGTGGTCCTGGCCGTTCCGACGTACTCGGGTGAGGTCGAGAAGGTCCTGGATGCCCGGCTCATGACCGTTGACCACTCCGGGGAGTGCCGCACGGTGTTCGCGCTGGATGGCATGGGTGATGGCGAGAGCGCGGAGCTGGACGGCACGCAGGCGCTGGCGTTCCTCGACCAGTACATGGCGCACGGCGAGAAGCTGAAGAGCCTCGTGCAGCAGCTGATCGCCATCGAGGCCGCCGAGGGTGCCCGGTGAATCCGCATGGGAGGGCCGTGGAGTCGGCCAAGGCGGCGTTGGAGGACGCCGAGCTGCTCGACATGGGGGATGACCGGGCTGTTGCTCAGATGGTGGGCAGGCTTGAGGTCGTCGTGAGGTCGCTGCTCGGCCTGGTCGAGGCGCAGCCGAAGTCGGCCCGCCTGAAGGTCCAGCACGACGAGGAGTTCCTCAACCTCGCCCGTGCGGCCCGCATGGAGATCCACGCGGCCATGGGCAGCCTCAGGCGGCTGGACGCGTTCGAGCAGGCACTGACCGGCATGGTCGAGTCGAAGAACGGGGGCCAGGGATGAGTACCCCCGACAAGACCCCGGTGGCGCTGGATGCGGATGCGGTCGACCTGGTCGTGCAGATCCTCGCCGACGTGCTGAAGGCCGAGGAGAACGGCACCTACGTGCGGCACACCTACCGCCGCATCGGGGAGCTGGAGCGCGGCATCTCCACGGCCCTGACGGTCATCACCCACCTCGGCCGGCCGGAGGTCGAGCGGTGAGCGGCACGGCTACGACGGTGCGGCGCCCGACCGAGGGGGCGGCCATGGCGGGCGGCAAGTACGCCCGCCCCTTGCCCCCGCTGCCCACCCTGTTCGAGGGCCTGAAGACCGCCCGGGCCATGCACGACCGCTACGGCGTCCGCCTCTTCCAGGCAGCCATCCAGCGGTCCGTGGGCCGGACGATGGGCGGTGCCCGGTGAGCGGGGCGCGGCGGCATCCGGTGACCGGCAAGAAGGACTGGCTGCACAGCAAGGCACGGGCGATGGTCCGCGTCTACGTCGCCGAGCGGGACGGGGCCCGCTGCCACTACTGCCGGACCCCGTTCCCCGAGGATCTGGTCGGGGCGACGCTCGACCACTACGTCCCGTACAGCCTGTGGCCGATGAGCAAGCCACGGAACCTCGTGCTCGCCTGCGCCCCGTGCAACAACGCCAAGGCCGATGCGCTGCCGCTGACGCTGGCGTGGCTGCTGCTGACCGCCGACCAAGCCCTGTACGCCCCCGCGGCCTGACGGTTACCCGATCCGCCCGACCTTGCACTCCGGGCGGTGAGGGGGGCTTTCAGACCCCACCGCCGACTGGCGGGCCCGCCCCCGGGGCCTAGCGGGGACGGTACCGCCAGCCGACAACCTCTAGCCCCGCCCCAGGGAGGCACCCCCGGGGCGGGCCGGAACCACCTCTGCTGAGGAGAGGAACCATGAGCATCATCCTCGAAAAGCCCGCTCTGAGCGAGCCGGGCATGGTCCATATCAACGTGCCGGTGCCGGTCAACCGCGACATGCTCGCCTATGCCCTCGCCGACACCGACGACGGCAGCTGGGGCCCCCTGGACGGCTTGCCGGTGGAGTTCATCCGCGACTACGTCGGGGTGACCCTCGCGGGCCGCGGGATGCTGATGCTGGATCAGTACTCGCATCTGGTGTGGCGGGACACCGAGTGTGATCCGTCCCTGCGGGCCTACGTCGAGTCGGCGTTCCGGGCCATCGACCGCGCCTACCCCGAGCTGGCCCCGGCGGTGACGGCATGAGCTGGCAGGAGAAGGTCCCGAACCCGGAGCGGTACGCCCCGGGTAGCCCTTGGTCCACGCACGAATGGGGCGACGACCCGTTCTGGGGCGACTCGTGCTCGTTCTGCGTGACGTGCGGAACGCCCTCGTTCAAGGACGAGGCGCACGAGCCCTGCCAGGGCCCCGGCGCGGCGGCGAACCACTCGATGCCCTCCGCTGTCCTCGTCCGCCCCAAGGCTGGGATGCGGGCGGTGACGGCATGAGCGGCATTCTGATCGACGAGTGGACGAGCCGCACGGCGTCCATGCTGCAGGCCGCCCTGCGCATGACGAACGACCGGTTCGCCGAGCACCTCGGCGTCTCCGTCCGCACGGTCTCCCGGTGGAACGTACAGCCCGACTTGGTGCTGAAGAAGGAGACGCAGGAGATCCTCGAGACCGCTTACGAGCGGGCTCCCGAGAAGGCGCGCGCCCGGTTCGCGTTGAACTTCCCGCCCCCGGTCGAGCCCCCGCCGCCCCCCGCCTCGGTGCCCAACGTGGTCGTGGAGCTGGCCGTTCTGCAGACCCGCATGGAGCAGCTGCAGACCCAGCTCGACCAGCTCGCCGCGGCGCAGCGGGAGATGACGCTGCTGCGGGTCCGCATGGAGAGCCTGTCCCGGCTGGCTGAGGTAACGGGAGGCGCGTCGTGAGTGGCGTGGTCATCGATCAGTGGACGGGGCGCACGGCCAGCCTCTTGCAGGCCGCGTTCCGCATGACGAACGAGGGCTTCGCGGAGTACCTGGGGGTGGCCGTTCGCACGGTTGCCGCCTGGAACGTGGGCCCGCACATCAAGCCGCGGTCGGAGATGCAGCGGCTGCTCGACACCGCCTACGAGAAGGCGGACGAGACGACGCGGTCGCGGTTCGCGCGGAACTTCGCTCCGGTCGAGCAGCCGGCCCCGGCGATGTCGAAGGAAGCCGATCGGATCGTGTCGGCGATGGCTGGCGAGATGACCATGCTGCAGGCCCGCGTGGACGTTCTGCAGCAGCAGGTGGCCCGGCTGTCGCGGGCTGTGTCGTAGCAGGTCGCATCCCAACGACCCCTCTGCTTCGCGGGGTGGTCCGGACCCTCCTTCCATGGGGCCCGGCACACCCCGGAGCGGGGTGCATCACCGCCCCGCGAGAGGGCCGTTGGGAGGGTCGTTGTTGCAGCGCGAATCCCTAATGCCCCCCCGTCTGCGAGAGGGGTCCGCGAGGCCCGCATCGCGGCAGCGTGCTACCGATCTATCCCCTCGTTCCGGGGGCCCGTGGGAGGGCCCGGAACCGTTGACGGTAAAGGGCTCCGACACCCTCACGGCCCTTGGGGGGAAAGGGCCGCAGCCGTCCCGGGAACGACGGCTCAACCAGCCTCGGCGACCACGCCGTGAGGGCGCCGCATCGACCGCGGCCCGAGGCACGCACCACCCACCCGACACCACCCATCGAAGGGACACCCATGACCGACACCCAGACCCCCGCCCCTGCCGTCACCGCCGAGCAGTCCACCAACTGGCCGACCGCCGCCTTCCAGCTCGCCCGGGTCGAGATCTGCGCCGGCTATCAGCTCGCCGTGGTCGACACCACCCCCACCGCCGGGCATCTGGACGCCGCGCTGCGGCACCTGCGGGCCGCCGCCGACAGCGTCGGCAAGGAGGACACGGCCCGCATCCTGAGTGCTCTCCGCGCGGTCAACAAGGAGCTGTACCGCATCGCCCGCGGAGTCGGGCACAACACCGTGATCTGACCCGGCCCTTCCGTCCCCCACGGGGAGCCCGTGGGGGAGCGGTGGGGCCGGACAGTCCGACCCGGGATGGAGAGCACCGTGAAGAACCCGTTCAAGCGCACCTCGACCGAGGATGTCGCCGACGTCTGCGAGAGGGCCGCCAGCGGCACCGACGACCCGGAGACGGCCGAGCAGTACCGGCTCGGCGCCCAGCTGGCGCAGCAGGGCCTGGTGCCCCCGCACATCAAGGGATCCACCGCCGGCGGCAAGAAGTCCCGCCGCCGAGGCTGACCTTGACCACCCAAGGGCCGCCGTTCGGGCCCGCCCCCGACTCCACCGGGGACGGTACCGGCCGGCGGCCCTTCGGCGTGCTGGCGCGCGGACAGATGGTCAGGCTGACCACCTGTCGACGGCGCCCGCCTCGTGCGCGTCACCTCGTTTCTGTTAGAAACAAGGACTGTCCCGTGCGCGCACGTGCGCGCGTAGCACGCCGAACGTTCACCTGTCACGGGGCGAGTGAACGAGTGAATGAACGCCGCCAGGCAGCCCGGCAGGGACCCGGTACAGGCCCGGCGCGACCCCGGCAACTACCCGGCGCGACCCCGGCAACTGTTCCATCTGGAACAGTTCGCCGCCGGGTGCTCGCCGGGGTTCTGCCGGGTGCAAACCGGGCAGCCGCCGGGGTTCTGCCACCCGTCTAGACCCCGGCTATGGCCCGCCTGGGACCCGTCTTGGGCCCGTCTACGAGCGAGCGGCCCACCATGATCTAGACGGGTCATAGTCGGCCGTTAGCCGGGCTGTAGACGGGTGACAAGACGGGGCATTCCGGGTGCTCAGGCCCCTGCTCAGCCCTGCTCAAAGCTGCTCCGTCGCAGGTCGCGCCTGCTCAAGGCGCTGCTCAGCGCCTGCTCAACCTCAGCTCTGAGCAGGGCTTGAGCAGGGGGTTGAGCAGGGCTGGCCTGCGGAAACGTCGCCTTGAGCAGGCTTGAGCAGGGGGATGATCAGGGCATTACGGTCACGGAATGGGGTGCTCGCGGGGTGCTCGGCCCTGCTCCGCTGCAGGTCGGAGGGTGCTCGGAGGGGTGCTCGCGGGGTGCTCGCCGATCTTGCCGAGCAGTGGCCGAGCAGGCACCGAGCAGGAAGACGCACCGCTGCGACCTGCAACCGAGCAGCAGGCTTGATCATCGAGCAGGGGCGAGAGCAGTAGGTTCATGCCGTTTTGCACCCCGGACGCCTACCCGGACAGAGGGTGGACACGACCCGGGCCATGTCCGGGCACTGTCCGGGTGACATACAGGGGCAAAGCCGGATCACGTCCGGGGTACTGTCCGGGGTGAAACGGACAGTACCCCGGGGTACCGGGTCACGGGTCTGACCAGGATGGTCACAGGGGTCACGGCGGGTGTGACCCCGCCCGTGACCCGCCAGCGGGCCGCCGACCAACCGGGCCTTTCGTGCGTTCGGGGCACACTGGTTCACATGCACCACGAGCCACGCCTGATCGACGTCTACGCCGCCGCCATACAGGCCCAGGTGAAGCCCGGCACCATCCGCCAATGGCTACGCCGCGGCAAGCTCACCCACCACGGCTACGACCCCGACGGCCGCGCCCTCGTCGACCTCGAAGAACTCGCCCCCCAGCTAACCGCCAAGGCCGCTTGACCCGGTTAGTTGACGGGTGTAACACTCAAGGCGTACTCAGCGTGCCCACAAGCCGTTGACGAGCCCCCAGCCCGCCCCGCACACGCGGGGGCACCCAAGGCCCTGACCCGAGGTCGGGGCCTTCGTCATGTCACGAAACGGCCAACCAGTAGACGACGCCGACATCCCAGGCGCACCATTCCCCTCCAGCGCAAACCAGCCCAGGGGGGACCATGCGCACCATCGCCATCACCGCCGCCGCGCTCATGCTCGCCGCGGCCGCCGTCGGCTGCTCCAGCAACACCAGCGACGACAAACCGGCCAAGGCGCCAACCAGCCAGCCGGCCAAGCCCACGCCCACCCTCGACCCCACCGAGGCCCGCGCAGCATGCGTGGACGCCATCGCCAAGGCCATCCAGGACGACAACGACCCCGAAGAGACCGGCGACCGGCCCGCCGAGTGCAAGAGCATCGCCGACAGTGACTGGCTCGACGCCTACATGGACGGACTCCACCAGCGGAACCAGAAGAACCTGGACAGCCTCGGCGGCTCCTGACTGCAAGGGGGTGACCGTGGCAGGGAACCCCCGCAACGGCCGCCCGTACCGGCGTCTCGTGGCCGCAGTGAAAGCCCAGGGCATGCCCTGCTGGATCTGCGGCCACTGGATCGACCCCGAGCTCAACGCCCGGCACGCCTGGTCGTTCACCCTCGACCACGCCGTGCCGCTGTCCAAGGGCGGCAGCCTCCTCGACCCCGCCAACGCCCGGTCAGCACACCGACGGTGCAACAGCGCCCGCGGCAACCGGCTCACCGTCCCGCAGGCCCGAGCGTCCCGCAGGTGGTGAGCGCGTGCTGTACGTCGTCACCGGGCCGCCCGGCGCAGGCAAGAGCTCGTGGATCCGAGCACGCGCCAAGCCGACGGACATCGTCATCGACATGGACCTGCTCGCCCTCGCCCTCGCCGGGCCAGGCGCACCCGACCACAACCACGGCGTCGTACTCGCCAAGGTCGCACTACGCGCCCGCTACGCGGCGATCGACGAGGCATGCCAGCACCTCGACCAGGTCGACGTCTACCTGATCCACACCATGCCCAGCCCCAAGAACCTGGCCAAGTACAAGCGGCTCAAGGCCAAGGTGGTGACGGTCGACCCCGGCCGGGACGTGGTGATGCGACGCATCGAGGCCATGCGCCAGCCCACCATGAAGGCGGTCGCCACCCGCTGGTACAGGCAACGCCCGAAGACGTCACAAGGCGTGATGCCCCAGCGGTCGAGGGACTGGTAACCCACCGCACACAGCGTCAGCTCACGGATCGTGACCTCGGCGGCCGGCATCACCGAGCGCGACCACAGCAGCTCGAATGACCATGAGGCGGCGAGCCGAACGGAGATCATCCGGCCGAGCGGAGCCCTTCTTTAGAGGGCTTCCCGGGCGACCCAAACGCCCTTGTCGCCCGATTTTTTGCGCGGCCGATCTGAAAGGCGATCTTGACCGTGAACCTAGTTCCGAGTCATTAGGGAACGTCACGCTCTGCAACCTTCGCACCATTACGATGCGTAACGCCCCGGTTGGTCACTGCATGTGACGAAGTGTCCGGCTACGTCTGGCTACGAGGGGGTGGCGGGGTGGGCCTCGTAGAGGACGCTACCCGAGCTGAGCTGCAGCAGATGCGCGTGGAGACCGAAGCCCCTGGCCTCTCCGAGGTCGCGCTGAAGCTGGCCCGTCAACTGGACGAGGCCGACAAGCCGACCAGCGCCGCCGTGGTGGCCCGCGAGCTGCGCGGGATCCTAGCTGACCTGCGGAAACTCGCACCCGTCGATGAGGGGGAGGACTCGGTCAATGACATCACTCGTCAGCGAGAGAAGCGCCGAGCCGAAGCCCGGGAGCAAGCCTCAGGTGAGTGACGGTCCGGTCTACGGGCACCAGCGGCCGCGTCTCCTGACCGTGCCCGGGCGTGCCCTGACCAGCGCCGGTCAGGAAGCCGTCGACCTGGCGGCACGGGCCGGGCTGATGCTCGATCCGTGGCAGCGGTTCGTCCTCGATGAGGGCATGGGCGAGAAGGCGGACGGCAACTGGTCCTCGCCCGAGGTGTGCGTCAACGTCCCGCGGCAGTGCGGCAAGGGCGGGATCATCGAAGCCAGGGAGCTATGGGGGCTGTACGTCGGCGGCGAGCAGTTGATCCTGCACAGCGCCCATGAGTTCAAGACGGCGAAGAACGCGTTCAAGCGGATCGAGCGCCTGATCCGATCAACTCCTGACCTGCACAAACGCGTCAAACGGTACTGGCAAACCGTCGGGGAAGAAGGCATCGAGCTGCACACCGGGCAGCTGCTGCGTTTCATTGCCCGCTCGGGCGGCTCGGGGCGGGGCTTCACTGCGGACTGCATCGTGCTCGACGAGGACATGATCCTTGGCGACGACGCGATGGCCGCGCTGGCGCCGACGCTGGCCGCTGTCGACAACCCGCAGACCTGGTATCTCGGGTCGGCCGGGATCGGGCATCAGTCGGTGCAGCTCGGCAGGCTACGCCGCCGGGCCTTGGCCGCGCTGGAGTCGGGCGACCCGGATCCGACGCTGGCCTACTTCGAGTGGTCGATCGACGAGCACCGGGACGAGTGCGGGCAGGGCTGTACGGAGCATGACGACGTGGCGGCGCCCGAGTCGGTGCTGAAGGCCAACCCGGCGGTCGGGTACCGGCTGACGTTGGAGAAGTGCGCGAACGAGCGGCTGACGCTGGGCGACACGCTGTTCGCCCGTGAGCGGCTCGGTGTCGGGGTGTACCCGTCCGACGTGGCCGATACCTGGCAGGTCATCGGGGAGGACGCCTGGCGGGCGCTGGCGGCGGCTGAGAGCGCGCCGTCGGATCCCCTGGCGTTCGCCATCGACATGACCCCCGAGCGGTCTCACAGCGCGATCGGCGTAGCCGGAGTCTCTGGGGTCGTAACGCATGTGGAAGTGGTCGACCATCAGCCGGGTACCGGGTGGGTGTTTGAGCGGGCCTGCGAGCTGCAGGAACGCCACAACCCCCGCTGCTGGGTGGTGGACGAGGGCGGTCCGGCTGGCTCCCTGATACCGGAGTTGCGTAAACGGGGACTGAACGTGATCTCTCCCAAGACGCGGCAGATCGCGCAGGCGTGCGGTCAGTTCTACGACGCGGTGGCCGAGCAGTCCATCGTGCACATCGACAACGCGCCCCTGGCGGCTGCTCTGGCGGGCGCGCAGCAGCGTCCCCTGGGCGACGCTTGGGCGTGGGCCCGGCGGGGCGTGTCCGTGGATATCAGCCCGCTGGTGGCCGTGACGCTGGCCAAGTGGGGCCTTGAGGCCGAGCTGGACGACGAAGAGCCCGGCGACATCCTGAACGCAGTGTGGTGAGGAGTGGGCGCATGAGCTGGTGGTGGCCATTCCGCCGCAGGGAACAGCAGCGGGCGATCACGTATCAGGACGTGTGGGGATCCGGGGGCGACCCGGCCGTGCTGCGCGGAGGATCCCAGGAACGGGCGCTGCGCCTGGCCCCTGTGTACGCCGCTACGCGGCTACTGGCGGACTCGGTGGCCTCCCTGCCCATCCGGTCCTACGCGGCCGCCGGGGAGGCACGTAGGCCCATTTCGACGCCATCCCTGTTCGTGCGGCCCGCAGCGATCGGCACGCGGTACGACTGGTTGCACCGGGCGATGACGTCGCTGACGCTGCGGGGTAACGCCTACGGGCTGATCGTGGCGTGGGACCGCACGGGCTGGCCCTCTCAGATCGAGTGGCTGCATCCCGATGACGTGAGTATCGAGGACAACTTCGCACCGCATCCGGTCTGGTACTACAAGGGGCGGCGCCTGGACGAGGGGCAGATGTTTCACGTCCCGGCCTACACGCTGCCCGGCCAGACCCTGGGGCTGTCACCGATCCAGCAGTTCGCGCTCACCACGGACACCGGATTGCTGGCGCAGCAGTTCGGGCGGGACTGGTTCGCCAACGGGTCGACCCCGGCCGCCGTGCTGGAGACCGACCGTGAGGTCCAGGCCGAGGCGGCGACCATCCTGAAGGCCCGCTTCGAGCAGGCCGCCGAGGGGCGGGGCGTCGCAGTGCTGGGGCTGGGCACGAAGTACAAGCCCATCTCCGTCCCGGCGGAAGAGTCGCAGTTCCTGGAGACCATCAAGGCGTCGGCGAACCAGATCGCCGCGATCTACGGGGTCCCACCCGAGAAGATCGGTGGTACGACCGGCAACAGCCTGACCTACTCGACGGTCGAGCAGAACAGCCTCGACCTGCTGACGTGGACGCTGCGCCCGTGGCTGGCCCGGCTGGAAGAGGCACTGTCCCTGCTGCGCCCGCCGGATGAGTCGGTGAAGTTCAACGCGGACGCCATGCTCCGCACCGACACCCTCACCCGTTACCGGGCGCACTCGATCGCCCGCCGGATCGGGCTGAACAGCATCGACGAGCTACGGGCTCTTGAAGACGAACAGCCCCTGCCGGACGGGCAGGGCCAGGACTACACCCCACTGGGCGGACTGCCCCCGGACGGAAGCGAGAACCCATGAGCGGCGCCTCAGAGCGCCGGTTCACGCGCGGCCTGGTCGAGGTCCGCGCCGCCGGCGAGACACGCACCATCGGCGGCTACGCCGCGAAGTTCAATGCCCTGTCGCGGAACCTGGGCGGATTCGTCGAGCGGATCGACCCCGGGTTCTTCGCGAAGTCCGAGGGGGACGGCTGGCCCGAGGCCATGGCCCGCTACAACCACGACGACAACATGCTGCTGGGCACCACCGAGGGCGGGACGCTGCGGCTGGCCGTGGACAGCACCGGGCTGGACTACAGCGTGGACGTGCCGCAGGCCCGCGGGGACGTGTACGAGCTCGTCCAGCGCGGCGACGTGCGCCGCTCCAGCTTCGCGTTCTACACCTTCGAGGACGACTGGGGCATGACCGAGCAGGGCTTCGCGGTGCGGACGCTGCTGTCCGGCCAGCTGGTCGACGTGGCCCCGGTGAACACCCCCGCGTACCTGGACACCTCGACGGGGCTGCGGTCGCTGGCCGAGCAGGTGGGCGCCGAGCTGGAGGAAGTGCGCGCGGCGGCCGCAGAGGACGACCTGACGAAGTTCCTGGCCAAGCCCAAGGAGACCGTCGTCATCGATCTCAAGGGCGAGCCGACAGAGATCGCGCACATGCTCCGGGGAGCAATCCTGGAGGTCAAGAGGACTTCAGCGCCGAACGGGCAGGGCGACCCCCACCCGCTCGTTGCTGTGCGGCAGCGGCGCGCCGCGCTCTACCAGCGCCGCACCTTCTGAGGCAGGGCGACACCCACCTCGACACCACATCCACCAGACACCCCTCGGCACGAGCCGCGCGGGTGTCGTCGTCATGCCCGGAGGGCAACAGTGAGCAACGTCGTCAAGCGGCTGCAGGAACGCCGCGCGAACGTCTGGGAGCAGGCCAAGGCCCTGCTCGACAAGGCCGAGGGCGAGAACCGCGACCTCACCGCCGAGGAAGAGACCACCTACCAGAAGCTGAACGGCGACCTGGACGCCATCGACGCCCGGGTCAAGGACATGGTCGAGGCCGAGCAGCGGAGCAAGGACGCCGACGCGGCGTTCGCCGCCCTGCTCGACAGGCCGGCCGGCGCACGGCAGCAGCCGCGGGAGGAGGACTCCGAGCTTCGCCGCTTCGCCCGCGGTGAGCTCCGGTCCATCGATATCCGCCCCGAGGGCCCGGTCAACTTCCGTGACCTGGTCAAGGGCACCGCGACGGCGGGCGGCAACACCGTGCCCACCACCTTCTATGGCCAGTTGGTCGCGCACCTGATCGAGGTGTCCGGCGTCCTGATGGCCAACCCGACCGTGCTCAACACCGCCTCGGGCGAGAGCATGGAGGTGCCGGTCACGACCGCCCACTCCACCGCGGCGATCACCTCCGAGGGCGGGACGATCACCGAGTCGGACCCGGCGTTCGCCAAGCGGACCCTGGGCGCCTACAAGTACGGCGTCCTGATCCAGGCGTCCAGCGAGCTCCTGACCGACACCGGTGTCGACCTGGAGGGCTACCTGTCCATGCAGGCCGGCCGAGCGCTCGGCAACGCCCTGGGCGCCCACCTGGTGACCGGCGACGGATCCTCCAAGCCGACTGGCGTCGTCACCTCGGCGTCCACCGGCAAGACCGGCGGCACCGGGGTGGTGGGCGCGTTCACCGCGGACGACCTGATCGACCTGTTCTACAGCGTCATCGCCCCGTACCGGAACAGCCCCGCGTGCGGCTGGATGATGCGGGACGCCACCATGGGTGCCGCCCGGAAGCTGAAGGACGGCCAGGGTCAGTATCTGTGGCAGCCGTCTCTGCAGCTCGGTGTCCCGGACACCCTGCTGGGCAAGCCGGTGTACACCGACCCGAACGTGGCCGCCGTCGCCACCTCGGCCAAGTCCGTGGTCTTCGGTGACTTCTCCGCGTACTTCGTCCGCATGGCGGGCGGGGTGCGGTTCGAGCGGTCGGACGACTTCGCGTTCAACTCCGACCTGACCACGTTCCGGGCGATCATCCGCGCGGACGGCCTGACCGTCGACCAGACCGGCGCGCTGAAGGTCTTCGCCGGCGCTGGCACCTGATCCCACCGGGGCGGCCCTCGTATCAGGGGGCCGCCCCCTGCTCGAAGGAGGAGCGATGAAGGTCCGGATGAAGGCGACCATCTCCGGTACGCGCGATGGCGAGCCGTGGCCCCAGCGGGGCGGAGTCGTCGACCTGCCCAAGGAGGAGGCCGAGCACCTGATCGGTGCTGGCCTGGCCGAGAACGCCGCGAACGGTGAGCTGGTCGAGGAGACCGCCACAGTCAAGGCGGCCCCGGAGACGGCTACGCCGAAGCGCGGCCGGTCCGCCAAGTAGGGAGGGTCGCATGGCGCTGCTGACCCTGGACGAGGCGAAAGCCCAGTTGAACCTCACCACGGTCACGCATGACGTGGAGCTGCAGGCATACGTCGACTCGATCACCGCGATGGTCGAGTGGTACGTGGGCCCGGTGGAGCCCCAGTCGGTCACCGAGACAGTGAACGGGCGGCGGGGCACCCTGTGCCTTACGCGCATCCCGGTCGTGTCTCTGACTTCGTTCACCCCGATTCTCACCGGCGGGACAGCCTTGACGGTCGCTGACGTGACGGTGGATCCCCTGACGGGCGTGGTCCGGCGGAAGGACGGCGGGACGTTCTGCGGTGGCCCTTGGACGGCCGCCTACACGGCCGGGCGGGACGCTGTCCCGCCCACGCTTAACCTCGCCGCCCGCATGCTGATTCAGCACCTGTGGCGCACCCAGCAGGGACCGGGGCGCCCGGGCCTGGGCGGCGCGGATGACTTCGACGTCACCCAGCCCGTGCCCGGCTTCGGCTACGCGGTGCCCAACCGCGTGCTGCAGCTGCTCCAGCCGTACCGGCTCCCGCCGGGGGTGGCGTAGATGGCGACCTCCCGCGTGCCCGCGGCGATCGAGGCGCTGCTGGCCATCTGGCGGGCAGCGCCTGACCTGGCCGGGGTGCAGATCCTCGACGGGCCGCCGGTCGTCGACCAGGCCGCCGCCGACTACCTGTTGGTGGGCTGGTCGCCCAACACCGAGCTGTCGGTGGAGTTCACCCAGGACTTCAACGCGGCCGGCGCCCGCACCCGGGATGAGGAGTTCAGCATCCTCTGCTACCTCGAAACCTGGACCGGCGACAGCGATGTGGCCGCCCGCAGGACCCGGGCGTTCGAGCTCCTCGCCGTGTGCGAGGAGACGGTCCGCGCGTCGGGCTCCAACCCGACAGCACCGACCCTCAACGGCGCGGTGCTGTGGGCGGAGATCGCATCCGGGTCGCTCATACAGGCCAGCACCGACAAGGGCGTGCGCGCCGCGATCCCGTTCGTCGTCACCTGCCGCGCCCGCATCTGACCCATCCCCACCCCCATTCGCAAGGAGTACGTCATGTCGCGTGTGCGCTTCATCGGCCCGGAGCCGGTGACGGTGCCCGAGCTCGGCGACCGGCTGGTCCAGCCGGACGAGGTCATCGAGGTGCCGGACGCCCGGCACGAAGGCTACGTCTGCCAGCCCACCAACTGGGAGTCCGTGGAGGAGCCCGGCGCGAAGGCGGCCGCGGCGAAGAAGACCGCGGCCAAGCCGCCGCAGAAGGAGGACTGATCCATGGCGATCGGATCCGGGCTCGGCGCCCAGCTCGGCATCAGCGCCGAGTCCGCCTACGGCACGTTCGTCGCGCCGACGCAGTTCATCGAGTTCACCAAGGAGTCGCTGGTCCTCAAGAAGACCACGGCTCAGTCCGCGGGGATCGCGGCCGGGCGGCTGCTGGCACTGTCGTCGCGGCGGGTGCTGACCCGCCGGGAGGTCTCCGGCAGCATCGAACTGGAGGTCACCAACAAGGCCATGGGCCTGTTCCTCCAGGCGCTTATGGGCACGAGCGTCACGCCGGTGCAGCAGGCCACCTCGACCGCGTACCTTCAGGCGCACGTCCTAGCCGACACCGCGGGGAAGTCGTTGACGATCCAGAAGGGCGTTCCCCTCACGACCGGGGCGGTGACCGACAAGTCGTTCCTGGGCTGCAAGGTCACCAGCGGTGAGTTCTCGTGCGAGGTGGGCGGCATGCTCACCGGCTCGTTCGAGTTCGACGGCAAGGACTGTGACGAGACGCAGACCCTGGCCACCGCGTCCTATCCGTCGATGTCGCCGTTCCACTTCGGGCAGATGAGCATCAAGGCGGGGAGCTTCGGCACGGAGACCGCGCTGGATGGCGTCCGCAAGGTCAGCGTGAAGATCGAGCGGCCGCAGGCAGTCGAGCGGTTCTATGCCGGTCAGGCGGGGCTGAAGAAGGAGCCGATCTCCAACGACCAGGTGAAGATCACCGGGACGCTGGAATCGGACTACGTGGCCACCACGCTGGACGACCTCCACACCTCCGACGCCGCGACGTCCCTGGTGTGGGAGTTCACCGGGGCGAACATCGCCAGCACGTACTACGACACGTTCCGGGTCACACTGCCCGCGATCCGGCTGGACGAGGGCCCCCCGGTGGTGGATGGCTTCGACGTGGTCAAGCCGTCGTACAACTTCACCGCGTTGTACGACGGAACGAATCAGCCCAAGATCGAGTACATCTCGACGGACGCCACGCTGTGAGGTGACCTGATGGTCGCCGACGTCCGCATCACCAACACCGGCAGCCTGCTCGAGTTGCAGCGGCGCCTGCGGGCTGCCGGTCACGAGAACATCCGCGCGTCCATGCAGCGCCGTATCCGTCGCGCGGCCGAGCCGCTGAAGGACGACCTGCAGAACACGATCCGGTCGCTGCCCATCACCTCGGGCGGGCGCCGTACCCGGCCGGGCGGACCGTCCCCGACGTCGCGGCCGCTGCGCGCGACGATCGCTGGGGCGATCCGGATCAGCGTCCGGGTGGCCGGGAATCCCGGGGCGCGGGTGTGGGTCGACAAGGGCGCACTGCCGCCAGACCTGAGAACCGCTAAGTCAGATATGGCGACAGTGATCAACACTGGCCGGATCCGGCACCCCGTGTTCGGCAACAAGCGCCGATGGGTCCAGCAGAACGCCACCCCGCTGTGGTGGGACAACACGGTCCGCGCGCACCGCGGCCGCATGGAACGCGAAGTCGCGCACGTCCTGGACGACGTGCGGCGCCGCCTCGAATAGGAGCAACCCCCATGATCGTCTCGTACACGCACGCCGACGGCACGGTCGAGTCCGTCTCCACGGACGACCTGTCGGCGATCGAGTCCGCCGTCATCGAGTCGGCCACCGGCATGGAGTGGGACGCCGTCGACACCGCGCTGCGCTCCCAGAACCCCACGGCCATGCGCGCGGTGCTGTGGGTGAACCGCAAGCGCAGCGTGCCCACCCTCAAGTTCAGCGACTTCGACCTGGCCGGGTGGAAGCGGCGCACCAAGGCCCGCCTGGAGTACCCGGAGATCTGCGACATGGTCGAGGTGCTGTACCGCGAGACCCGCGAGCCGGAAGAGCTGGACCAGATGTGCGGCTACATGCGGACCCTCGCGCACGAGCCGGCCGACGTTGACCGGGCGCTGAAGGAGCTGGACCCAAAAGCACCGGCGCCGGCCGCGGCTCCTCCCGTGCAGGCCGAGCCCGTCGTCGTCCCGGCGGATTCGGCATCGGAGCCGATGTCCTGAGCTACCGGTGGCTACTGGCTCACCTGCTGCACATCCGGCCCTGGGAGCTGAACCGGCTCTCCCGAGACGACCTCGCATCCGCCATCGCATGGATCGACCAGCATCTGGCCGCCCAGGCCCAGTCAGCAGGGGGTGAGTGATGGCCGACCGGATGACGTTCGTCCTCGAGGGACGCGACCGGCTCTCGCGCGTCATGGACAAGGCGGGCGATTCCGCAAACCGGTTGGCTAAGAGGCTGGCCCTGGTCAGCGCGGCGGTTCCGGCGGCAGCCGCGCTGGCCCCGCTGGCAGCCCAGGCCGGGGCTGCCGGGGCGGCGATGGCCGCGTTCGGCGCCGCGGTCATCCCGCAGATCGGTGCGCTCTCGGACGCGTCCGAGGCGCAGCAGAAGTACCAGGATGCGGTCGCCAAGTCCGGCGCCCGGTCCGAGGAGGCCGTCAAGGCGCAGGTGGCGTACCAGCAGCAACTGGCCAAGATGCCCCCGGCGACGAAGACCGCGGCCGCCGGGCTGTCGCAGCTCAAGGACGAGTACCGGGCGTGGTCCGACAGCCTCGCCAAGGACACGATGCCGGTCTTCACCAAGGGGCTGGCCATCGCCTCGGCGTCGCTGCCGAAGATGAGCGGGCTGGTGCGGGGTGCGTCGACCGAGCTCAACCGGTTCATGACCATCCTCGCGGGCGGGGTGGCCTCATCCGGGTTCGACCGGGTGATGGACAAGTTCTCCGACTTCGCCACCAACTCGCTCAAGCGGGCGAACGACGCCCTGGTCCACTTCCTGCGCACCATGAACACCGGGCAGATCGGCGGAGCCCTGTCCCAGTTCATGGCCGACGCCAGGGCAAACGGCCCGCTGCTCGCCGACACCCTGAAGAACGTAGCCCTGGCCGCAATCCACCTGCTGGACGCCGCACAGGGCGTGGGCATCGGGCTGCTCCAGATCGCCAACGCGTTCGCCTCCGTCGTGGCCTCGCTGCCCACCGGATTCCTCACCACGCTCCTCCAGGCCGCGGTCGCCATCAAGGCGATCCGGCTGGCAGGCGCCGGCATCCAGCTGGTGGCAGGCGCCTTCGCGGCACTGCGCCCGCAGATCATCGCGGTGAGCCACGCGATCATCGGAGCCAACGGCCCGATCCGGACGATGACAGCGGCGTTCGGCGCCCTGTCCAGCAAGGCGAAATTCGCCGTGGCGACCACCGGTATCGGGCTGCTGGCTCTCGGCCTGGCCAAGCTGTCGAGCTTGGGCAGGGAAGCACCGCCGAATGTGGACCGGCTGACCACAGCGCTGGGCAACCTCGGGCGCACGGGCAAGAACACGGGCTACAGCGCCGAGGTGTTCGGCAGCAAGTTCGACAAGCTGCGGTCGACGATCGACAAGGTGATCAACCCCAGCGTGGCCGAGAGCGTCAACAACTGGGGCCACAAGTGGAGCGGTGGACTACTCAAAGCCGGTGACGCCACCGACAAGTTCAACAAGGTCGCCGACTCGACCGACAAGGCGCTCACGAACCTGGTCAGGGGCGGGAAGGCCGAGCTGGCCGCGGAGGCCCTGAAGAGCATCACCAAGGGGATGAGCTCGGATGAGCTCGACAAGTTCAAGGGCAAGCTGAACGACTACAAGTCGGCGCTGGCCGACGCGAAGTTCGAGGAGCGTCTGGCGGCCGAGGCACAGGGCCTGTTCGGTACCCAGGCGCAGAAGACCCAGAAGGCACTGGCCGACCAGAAGGCCAGCGCGGACGGGTTGAGGCAGAGCATCCAGGCGCTGAACGACGTCTCCCGCAAGGCGGGCGGCGACATGAACGCCTTCGAGCAGGGCATCGACGACATGGCTGCCGCAGCCAAGAAGAACGCCGGCGCCCTGGACATGACCAACGGGAAGATCAACCTGAATTCTCAGGCGGCCCGAGACGTCGACACAGCCATGCGTAATGCGGCTGCCGCGACGGACGCCGCTGCCACGTCGGCCCGTGAGAACGGCGCCTCATGGGAAGAGGTCAATGGGATCTACCAGCGCGGGCGGGCCGAGCTCATCAAGAACGCCCACGCCGCCGGTCTGGGCAGGGAGGCCGCCAAGCAGTATGCGGACTCCCTGCTCAAGATCCCCAAGGAAAAGTCCACCCTCATCAAGATGCGGGCCGAGGACGCGATCGACGGCCTGAACTCCGTGATGGCGGCCATCCGGCGGACGCCCGGCAGCAAGAGCGTCACGGTCAAGGCGCTCACCGCGGACGCGGTCAAGCTGCTGGAGAACCTCGGCTACAAGGTCAAGCGGCTGCCGAACGGGAAGTTCTCGGTGACCGCGAACACAGGGACCGCGGCCGCGCGGCTCGCCGAGCTTAAGCGGCTCCGCGACTCGATCCGCAGCAAGAGCGCCACGATCACCGTCACGACCCACTACCGGCAGGTGGGCAAGCCTCCCGGTCACGCGGGTCCCGGCGGTATCCCCGCCTTCGCACGGGGTGGCCACGTGCGGGGCTACGCGGGCGGCGGCGAGCTGCAGGCGTTCCCCAGCGGCGGGCTCATCTCCGGGCCCGGCACAGGCACGTCGGACAGCATCCTGGCGATGTTCGCCTCGGGCGCCATGGCCCGCGTGTCGAACACCGAGTTCATCGTGCGCTCGGCCGCCGTGAAGAAGTACGGCGTCGCGTTCCTCAACGCCCTCAACGCGGGACGTCTGAACCTCAAGGGGCTCGCCTCGGGCGGCATGGTCGGGGCGGGCGGGGACTCCGCCCGGGGTCTGGCCGCCGGCCTCGCCGGGGGTGTCGGAGCGGTCGCGACCGCGGCGCGCAGCATGGCGGCCGCGGTGACCCGGGGCGTGCGGGATGAGCTGGAGATCGCCTCGCCGTCGAAGAAGATGCAGAAGCTGGCCAAGGATGCCGGGGCCGGGCTGATCAAGGGCTTGACCGGCAGCAAGGACCAGATCGCCTCGACGTCCAAGGCGCTGGCCAAGGACATCTGGGACGCGTTCTCTGGCACCAAGGACAACCGCCTGGTGGCCCAGCTCAACAAGACGACCAAGCGACTCCAGGATCTGGCAGCCAAGCGGGACGCCCTCGTCAAGAAGATCGCCGAGGCCAAGCAATTCGCGACGGACACCACGGCCACCGCGAAGAGCTCCGCGCAGTTGTCCAGCCTGGGGCTGGACGAGAACGAGATCACGGCGGGCAGCATCAAGGGCGCCCTGTCCGACAAGCTCGCCAAGATCAAGCAGTTCACCCGGTACATCGACATGCTGGCCAAGCGGGGGCTGAACAAGGGACTGCTGCGGCAGATCCTCAACATGGGCCCCGAGGCCGGGTACGCCTACGCCTCGGCGCTGGCCGGGGCGGACAACAGCACACTGAAGTCCATCAGCAGCATCCAGTCCAGCATCGACACCGCATCAACGACCCTGGGCACGCTGGGCGCGGACCGGCTGTACGACGCGGGCAAGATGGCGTCCGCCGGATTCCTGGCCGGGCTGCGGAACGATCAGAAGAAGATCGAGCTGCTGATGATGTCCATCGCCAAGGGCATGCAGAAGTCCATCAAGCGGGCGCTGGGCATCAAGAGCCCGTCCACGGTGATGGCGGAGATCGGCCAGTACAGCACGGAGGGCCTGGCCCGTGGCCTGGTCGATGGGCTTCCGGCCGTGCAGTCGGCCATGGATGCCGTGGCGGGCAAGGTCTCATCGGTTCAGCCCGTCATCGGCAAGGCCGTCCCGGGCGGCGGCACCGTGGTGCGGGCGGGGGGCGACACGTTCCACATCCACGTGGACGGTACGGCGGAGAACCCGGACGCGATGGCTCGGCGGATCCATGAGGCGCTGCTGCGGTTCAAGAGAAACCGCGGCGGCGCGGGCCTGGGCCTGGCATAGGGAAGGGGGCGGCGTGACGCGGCTTCTGGTGGAGGTGGCCTTCGGGTATTCGGTGACCGACCCGGCGCCGGTGTGGACGGACGTCACCGAGTTCGTCGACATCGGCACGGGGGTGACCATCAACCACGGTTCGTCTGACGAGCTGTCCCAGGTACAGGCAGGCACCTGCTCCATGACCCTGGACAACTCGGACGGCCGTTTCACTTCCGGCCGGGCTGGCAGCCCGTACTACCCGAACGTCAAGAAGAACGTGCCCATCCGGGTGCGGGTGATCTCGGCCGGGAAGAACTGGATCAGCAATCCGTCGTTCGAGACGGGGCTGGACGGCTGGCAGAAGACGTTCAGCCCCACGATCGTCCAGGACAACGCGCATGTGCAGAGCGGCAGCCAGGCCATGCGCGTCACCTGGGGCGGATCCTCCGGGCAGGCCGTCTGGATCGACGCCACCGGCCTGGACATCGGGCAGACCTACACCGCCAGCGCCTGGGTGTGGGTCCAATCCGCCGCGGGGACGCTGTTCTCCTACATCCAGGGAGTGGGCGGCACCAGCGCGCCCAACACCGTTTTCGGCGACTGGCAGCGGCTGACCTTCACGTTCACCGCGACCGCCACCCAACACCTCTACACCATCCAGACCTCGGGCACCCCCACCGCCGGAAGCCAGGCATGGATCGACGCAGTCCAGCTCGAGGAAGGCAGCACCGCCACCACCTTCGACCCGACCCCGCCGCAGACCCATGACCGGTTCTGGGGCATGGTCAACGACTGGCCGCTGAAATGGTCCGGCCTGTACGCGACCGCCAGCATCACCTGCACGGACATCTTCAAATGGCTGGCCCGCCAGCCTGCCCTCTCCCCGATGCTCATCGAGGAGATGATGCTGGACTCGCCCACCGTGCTCTTCCCGCTCAGCGAGCCGTCCGACTCGACCAGCGCGGGCGACCTGTCCGGCACGCCGGGCGTGGGCACGCTGGCGGTCACCCAGGCCGGGACGGGCGGCACGCTCACCTTCGGCGACGGCACCGGCCCCGCCGGGGCAAGCGCTCCGACCTTCACCCCGGCCAGCGTGAACGCGGGCAAGTACCTCACCGCTGACCTCGGGCAGGAGTTCCTCAACGCGAACGCGCTGCGCCGGCTGCGCCTGGACTGCTGGTTCTCGACCACCACGACCGGGCGCATCCTCCTCGCCGTGGCGACGGTCGACGCGAGCAGCCGGGTCATCATCAGCCTGGAGTCCGGCACCGGCCTTCTGAAAATCGAAAGCGCCGGCGCCGGTGGGCCGCTGATCGCCGCGGCCGTCGACCCCACGCCCAACCTCGCCGACGGGGCCGTGCACTACCTGATGTACCACGAGCTCGAAGGCGTGGCCTACGTCGACGGCACCGCGTACAACGTGACCAACGCCGCGTTCATGCCGGGCATGCGGATGCTGTCCCTCGGCGGCTACGTAGGCGCCCAGATGTGGTCCGGCTCGATCTCCAACCTGGGCATCTACCTGACGACGGCGACCTCGGCCGACCTGATCCCGCACTACATCACCGGCAGCACGCAGCACGTCGGCGAGAGCGCCGCCGCGCGCATGGCCCGCATCGCCTCCTACCTGCCGCTGACCGTCACCACCTCCGGGTCGGTGTTCGACGGCATGGCCTCCCAGGCCGCGCTCGGCCGCACCCCGCTGGAGCACCTCCAAGAGATCGCGGACACCGAGTCCGGACGGCTGCTGGCCTCCCGGAGCGGCAACGGGCTGATCTTCCAGAGCAGAGACGTGCGATACAACCCGGTCGCATCGGTGTCGCTGGACTTCGCCGACTTGGACACCGACGAGGTCGAGATGTCCGACGACGACCAGAAGATGGTCAACACCGTGATCGCCAGCAGACCGGGCGGCGCCACACAGCGCGTGCTCGACCAGACCGCGCGCGACACCTACGGCCCGTATGAGGAACAGCTTGACCTGCTCAAGTCCAGCGATCTGAAAGTCGCCGACGCCGCGAACTGGATGGTGAGCCGGTACGCCGACCCTCCGCTGGAACTGCGGCAGGTACCCGTCGAGGCATCCACCATGCCGCTCGCTACCTACCGTGCGCTGCTGGCCGCCGACGTCTCCACCACCTTCGACGTCACCAACCTGCCCACCGGCCAGGCGCCCGTACCCACCCTCACCGTCACGGTCGAGGGCTACGCCGAGACCATCCAGGAGAACCAGCACCACCTGGACTTCCACACCTCACGGGGACTGACAGACACCGTGTGGGCGCTGGACTCGGCCAGCTACTCCCAACTGGGCGCCACCACCCGCCTCGCCTACTGAAAGGAGGCTCGGCCATGCCCCCACGACCGGACCCCACACCGCGGCGGCGGGTCGTCCGCGCCGAGGACTTCTACCAGCCCCCGCCCACTCAGCCGGCCGGCGCGTGGGCCCTGGTGCCCCCGGCCGAACGGGCCGTCATCTGGTTCGAGCAGCAGGCCCAACGGCGCCTGCCGCGCCCGCCCGACGGCGTCGACCTCGGCGGGCCTCCCCTGTTCGCGCAGATCAACCACGGCCGGTGGGTCGCCACATGCGACCAGTGCACCAGCGCCCAGCTCGTGAGCCCCGAGGACCCGCGGTTCTTCTGCGTGGAGTGCCTGACCCCCGCATGGCGTCGGGTCCGTTTTCCCGAGGACCCGGCCGCCGTCGAGCAGGAGATCGGCGGCCTGCCGGTGCGGGAGCGGAACTGGTGGCACCCCGATGACGATCGCGCCTGGGGCCGGCCCAGCCCGCACGAGGACGCCCCTCCGGCCGAGACCGCCGAGCCGGAGCGGCCGCCGAGCCTGCCGACAGAGGAGGAGTCCCGATGACCTTCGCGCCGCGTACCTGGGTCGTCGGAGAAACGGTCACCGCCGCAATCATGAACCAGGAGATCCGCGACCAGTTCTCCTCGTTCTTCGGCGCCTGGACCAACTACACCCCCACCTGGACAGCCGCGACCACCAACCCGTCACTGGGCAACGGAACCCTGGTCGGCCGGTACATGAAGGTGGGCCTCACCTGCACGGCCCAAATCAACCTCGTGACCGGCAGCACCACCACCTACGGCTCCGGGAACTACTCGTGGGCGCTGCCCGCCGCTGCGGCCAACTCGGGCTGCACGTACATCGGGAATGCCCACCTGCTCTCCGGCAGCACCCGCTGGGCCGGCCAGTTCGTCATCAGCCCGGCCGCCGCCACCGCGTCGCCGTTCTTCCCTGCCAACTCGACCACCACCACCGTCGCGTTCATGCAGGCCACCGCCCCGGTCACTCTGGCCTCCGGGCACCAGCTACGCATCACCGCGACCTACGAGACCGCAAGCTAGGAGGTCGGCCATGGACTACCCGTTCGACACGATAGGCGCCAACGACGGCGAGATGCTGGTCAACATCGCCGTGAGCGTCCGGTCGGAGACAACACGGGTGACACCCGATGCCATCACCAACCTGATTCGCGACTATCTCCAGACGATCCAGGGCTTGGAGTACATCACCGCCGCCCGCAGCGAGATCACGCAGACCAACGTCTCTGGCTCGGCCTGATCACTCGACACCTACGCCCCGTGCCGCCCGGCCGGGGCTTTCTCATGCCCAGGAGAACCGAGCATGGCCACACCACTCACCGCCGCCAAGTTCCTCGCCGCGCTCCGAGCCGAGGGCGTGCGGGTGCAGGAACACGGCGACTGGCCCCACCACAACCGCAACCACAAGGGACCCTGGGGCCCCGTCCACGGCGTGATGATCCACCACACCGTCACCAAGGGCACGGACAACACCGTCAAGATCGTGCGAGACGGATACGCGGACCTGCCCGGACCCCTCTGCCACGGAATGATCGCCAAGAACGGCGTCGTGCACCTGATCGGCTACGGCCGCGCCAACCACGCCGGGCTCGGCGACGACGACGTCCTGCGGGCGGTCATCGCCGAGAAGGCCCTGCCGCCGGACAACGAGGCGAACACCGACGGCAACCGCGCCTTCTACGGCTTCGAATGCGAGAACCTCGGCGACGGCAAAGACCCGTGGCCGGCCGAGCAGCTCGAGGCGATCGAGAAGGTGTCGGCCGCCATCTGCCGTGCGCACGGCTGGACGGCCGCCTCCGTCATCCGGCACCTGGACTGGCAGCCCGGCAAGGTCGACCCCCGCGGAGTCGACTGGACGAGCATGCACAGCCGGATCGCCACGCGGCTGAAGACCAAGCCCGGCAGCGGCAGCTCGACCACCGTCTACAAGGTCGGCCGCGGCGACACCCTGTGGTCCATCGCCGCCTCGAAGCTCGGCAACGGCGCCCGCTACAAGGAGATCGCCAAGCTCAACGGCCTCAAGGACGCCGACAAGCTCACCCCCGGCCAGGAACTCAAGCTCCCCAAGAAGTGAGGCTTACGGGATCCCGTAAGCATTCTGACCTGCCTTTCCTGCGATCCCAGGAACCCCCCCTCGTAGAACGGATCCGCCATGCCCAGATTCCTGTACGACCTCGCCGAGCGCACTGTCCTCACCTACGTGGAGACATTCCTCGGCCTGCTCCTCGCCTCCGGTGCCACTGACCTGGTGGACCTGTCGGCCGCCAAGGCTGCCGCGGTGGCTGCCTTGCCCGCAGCACTGGCCGTCGCGAAGGCTGCGGTCGGCTCTCTGCTCGGCCGGGCCGGGACCGCCGCCTGGCTCCCTGCGGACAAGGACCCGGCCGCCGGGCCCCGCTCGCTGTAGGGGGCCCCGTGGACGCCACCACCTGGGGCGCTCTCATCACCGGAGCGGCTGTGGTGATCGGCGCGGTGGTGGCGTACCTCGGGAAGCGCGGCGAGAACGCCAACGCCCGCATGAACAGCGAGATGGACCAGATCCAAGAAGAGCGCGACGGGCTCCGCGCCCAGGTCGCCGACCGGGACAAGCGGATCAACGAGCTGCTGGAGCAGCGGGTCAACGACCAGGTCGAGAACGCACGGCTCCGCGTGAAGATCGTAGAGATGGGAGGAACGCCGTGACCCGCACGCACGCAGTGCTCGCCCACCGCTGGCGCACGATCGCGCTCGCGTGCTGGCTGGTCGCGATGACGGGCGTGGTGCTGCTGGTGTGGGCGCGCATCTCGGCTGCCGACCACCGCGGCGACCAACTACGCACGGAGGCAGACCGGCGCGGCGCCGCGGTCTCGACGCTCGCGACGGATGTGCGACAGCTCAGGTCCCAGGTCAAAGCCGAGGGCAAGACCCCCGTGGCCCCCGACCCCTCCGAGGCGGTCAAGGACCTGCCCGACCGGGCCGAGGTACCCGTGCCCATCCCCGGGCCTCGAGGCCCGAGCGGACCGCCAGGCAAGGCCGACGACGGCACCGACGGAGCCAATGGAAAGAACGGCCAGGACGGCAAGGACGGAGCCCCCGGCACCCCGGGCGCCGACTCCACCGTCCCCGGCCCCGCCGGGCCAGCAGGACCAGAAGGACCCCAGGGCCCGGCAGGACCACCCGGGAAGGACGGGCAGGACGGAGCACCCGGTACGGACGGCAAGGACGGCAGAGACGGCCAGACGTGCCCGGACGGGTACAGCCTCCAGCCACCGCCAGACGATCCCGACGCGCTGGTCTGCCGCCGCAACGGGGCGCCCGACCCTGCGCCGGATCCGGGCACCAGTCCACAGACACCCGCCGCACTCGCCCCCGACCGGAGACGCATGTGA